AGATGTCAGCGAACGCGAGGTTGACCGTGGCCACGTTGACCACGCCATCAAGCTGACCGACTTCGCCCGCTGCCGTCCTGAAGAATCGGAAGTTGATGTAGTTGCCCTCGGCTTCGATGGAGTTGTCGAACTCATCGAACGCAGACTCGAACGCATCCTCGTCGCCGGTCGCGGTTGCCTCGATGGCCTGGTTGTCGACCTTGGCGATCCGATAGTGCGACTTCCGGGTGACGTTGAAGTTCTTGTAGCTGGACGTGTTGTTCTGCGCGTTGGTGACCGCGACGCTGAATGTCGACGATCCGCCACCGGGCAATGCGGTCATGATGGGCTGCACCCATTCGCGACCGCCTACGTTGGTCTTCTTCTGCGACTTGGCGAGCATGCCGGTCGCCTTGTTCTTCTGCATCGCCATCCGAGCGATCTCGAACGGGCTGTAATGCTCTTTGACGACTGGATCGAGTACGGAGAGGTCAGTGACTGCCATGTGTGTGGTCCCTTGATGTGACGAATGGGTTAGGCGCTAGCGCCTCGGGACTTCGCCTTCGCAACCAATTTCGCGAGGCTAGCCCTACGGCGCGTCTGACCGTCCATCGGTAGATCCGATGGATCCCAGACGGGCTCCTTGGCTGCTTGCGCTGCTGGCTTCGTCGGAGCGGGACCTGTTGCTCCACCTGGTGACGTCGCTGGCTTAGCTGCTGCCGGGGCCTGTGGCGCCGGTGTCTGATAGCGGGCGACCACCTTGGCCGCCGCATCGAACTTGCGTTTGTAGAAGTTGTTTGCGTGCTCGGTGGCCGTCGCAAGATCTGGCTTCTGGCCGAGCTCCTGCTGAGCCTTGAGCACATCGAAAACGATCGCCTCGGCTGGGATCCCCTCGGTGATATCGAGGTCATGGAGATACGGATGCTGAGCGCGCGCCGGGGCGATCAGCTGACCGATGTTGGCGACGTACGCCTCCACCTGGCGCTCTTGCTCTACCTTCGCTGCCGCCTCGGCCGCTGCCTTCTGTTGCGCCTTGGTCAGCTCCCCAAACTTGGCCTCGCGTTGGTCAAGCTGAGCCTTGTACGCCTTGAGAGCGCGTAGACCCTTGCGGGATTCGAGCTGAGTCTTGACCTCGTCGGGCAGCTTGACCCCGAGTCCTCGCTCGCTGAGTTCGGTTACAAGGTCGGTAAGCGCCGTCTTGAGTTCGCCATCATCGGTTGAGCCATGGATGTCTCGAAGCCAGCCCATGATGGCATCGGCCGGTCGCTCCACTAGAGCGGTGCGGTCCGGCAGCAACTTCTCTCGTTCTACGAGCAGAGCTTCGCGGGCGGCTATTGCGGCCTCACGCTCTGCCAGCTTGGGGTCTGGCGCAGGGGCAGCCGGGGCGACCCCTGGAATGGCTGGAAGCGGAACGGATGGCAGGGCAGGCATCCCAGGCGGGGGTGCAACCGGAACGACGGGAGCGGCGGCAACGGCCAAAACGGGCGCTGCAACTACGCTTGGCGCTACCGCCGCCGGAGTAGCTGCCGGGGTTACCGCCTCGGGCTCCGCCCCCATGGGCTCCAGCTCGGCTTCTTCTCCGACTCCGCCAAGCTCAACGACCTTGCGAAACGCCTCCCGGCTCTTACCGGACCACACACGAGGGGCGCGCGGTCCAGCCTGTGGGTCATCGATAGCGTTGCTGTCGATCGCCCCGATCTTTTCGACCGGAACGATGGGGGCTTCGGATGCCTCGACCGCAGGCGTCGGTGCCTCAACTGCTGGCTCGTAATCGCTATCGTCGCTCGGCATCACGAAACTCCTTGGGCAAGCATCATCGGATTCATTCCAGCCGCCATCTGCGCAGCACCTCCGCCCATCAAATCAGGGATCCCGGGCGGTCCAGCTGGCCCCATCGGACCGGGCGGACCCATTCCCCCAGGCATCATTCCGGGCGGCGGTGCGCCAGGCCCCGGACCGGGAGCCCCAGGCGGCGGACCACCGGGAGCTGGCATATTCGGATCAGGCTGCGCAGCCTTCTTCTCTTCCCCATCCAGCATCTGGAGGAACCATCGGTAGCGACTCAGGTAACGGTCATCGGCTCGCTCCGCGAACGCGTTGTCATGCTCGCCCTTGATGACCTCGAGCGCGAGACCCGGAGGCGAGAGCATGTATGGGGTGGGGACGCACTCCTCGAGCGGTACGGTGAGATCGCCCAGCATTTCCGCGACGGCCTGTAGTGCCCGGATGGGCCCGAGCAAATGGCGGTTCGCTGCGCTGAGGTCTGGCTCCTCGAACAAAGACGCTGTGATCAGCGGGTTGTTCAGGAATCCCGGGATCTTGGCCATGTCCTGCAGTGCATCCAGTTTGCCGGCGCGCGTCCCGGGGATGAAGTTCTCCGGTTCGATCGCGAGGTGGTACCCGCCTCCGTCAAAGTCGAACTTCTTCCAATCGATCTCGTCGATCCAGGATACGAGCGCACCCTTCAAATCGGCGTCCTTCTTGGCGTCGATCGCCAGATCCTTGGCCTCATCGAGCGTGCACTGACCGACGTCGACGCGCGCCATGGAGTACTGCAGATCGAACTGACCGAACCGGTCGCTCTGGATATCGTCCATCGTGTCGAGCGCCTTGCCAGATGCGTTCGGACCGAGCGGGCTCTTACTCGCGGCGCTGGCCTGCGAGATTCCGCTGATCTCGTACATCTCCTGGATCAGCCAGCGCAACGAGTCCATCGCCTGCGTGCTCGCCGGATTCGGTGCCTCATAATCCGGCTTGGCCCCGTCGTACTCGACGATGGCAGGGTGTCGAGCGCGGAGATGGTTGTCGTTCACCTCGCTGCCGCGTTGCTTGAAGATCTTCAGGGAGCTCCCCCAGTAGAGGGCCTCCTGGTGATCGGTCCACAGTTCGTTCACCTTGTTCTGGCTGCCTGCGAGCTGTTGCACGAGTCCGATCCCGAGGAACCCGCGCAAGGACGGGGTCCACTGAATGCGCGCGATGGGATACCGCATCCGGTCCCACGGGCGTTCATCGAGCGGCCCCCCACGATCGCGGATCGCGATCACCCGACGTCCATCCTCGGCTCCAGGGTATGAGGGCAACCGCCACCCCTTCACAACCTCAACCTGATCAGGATCGATCGGCGCATCGTAGTCGTATGGTGCCCAGACATCGCGTGTGGCAGGTGGAAGGTCGCGGATGCGCTTCGCCTCCGACGGGTACATCGCGCACAGCTGATCGCGATCGATCAGCCGTACACGGGCGATGGTCTTGGGCCACCCGTTGTGGCGCGGTTCCCCATCATCGAACACGAGTTCGGACCGGGGGAACTGTTCAGGTGTGACATCCCCGCCCCAACGGATCGCCTCGGCGAATCCATCCCCACGGATCACTGCGTCGCGCATCATCGACGGTAGCATCCGTTCGATCTGCGGGGTCCTCAGCTTGCGACGCATCACACGGCTGGCGCGGCGCGCGTACAACTTCTCGCTGTACTCGGCGTCATCACAGCCGATGATCGGCATCGACCGGTGCTTGCCGATACGGCTAACCACCGTGTCCACCATGGACTGGAGGATGTTCAGGTAGCTGGATGCTTTCGACTGTGCGCGAAGGAAATCCATCGCGGCAGTGCCTAGCCGTCGCCCGACTGGTCGCCCCTCGTAGATAGCCTCATGGATCAGGTCCATCGCGTGGTAGCCGCGAAGATACGCGCGACGAACATCAGACCAGTTCCACAGGCAAGCCGCTGCATCGACACCCTCGAGTCGCCACCACCGGCGCCCGTCGCGAGTCGGCTCGGGTTCGTCTACAGCGCGACCAGGGCGCTGATCGGCGACGTCTTTGGGCTTACGTTTCAGACATGGACGAGCGCGGCCGCTGGGGCGCTGTCATGGGTGCATGTTCGTCATGGCGGTGGCCGTCGCATGACAGCCATCGCTTGCCGCATCTCGGACAGCCGATGATGCCAACGCCGTCCGCATGCAGCCAGTCCTCGATCTCCTGCCAGACGCTCTCCTCGCCCTTGGCCATCGCGGCCTGCCCCTTGGACAGCGCGACGTGCGGCGTCGTCAACCGGATCACGCGGTCCACCGGCGGACGTTCACCGGGATGCTGGTCGCGCCACTTCCGCAGGGCGCGCGACACGGCCACGCCCTCGATAATCCACGGGCCGTCCTCGTCGAGCCATGTGGCAACCTCAGCGGACGCTGCAGACCAGTCGAGCTTGCCGATCAGGTCGTCGGTGTGGCGGACGAACAGCTCCGATCGACGTGGCCCGCCGAACGTCGCCGACGGCGTGCCCCAGTCGGTCACGGTCGAGTCGCCAACCAGCTGCATCGCCAGCGTCGTCTTGCCCGTGCGCGGCCCGCCGGCGATGCAGATCACCGCGTCGCCTTGGCGGTGCGATGGACGCGCTCTCCGGTCATCGACTCGAGACGCTGGACGAGCGACGAACTGATACACGGAAGCACTTCGGAAGCCGGCACGTGCACGATGCACCCGTCTGGTAAGACGCACGCGAACGCGGCGCCGTGGACCTTCCGGTCCCGGTCGACCTTCATCGCCGTGTGCTCATCGATGGTAGCCAGCATTGCGCTCACCTCCGACCTACCGCGGGTTGCAGTTCCCCAACCGGGATCCCCGAGTCTTCGAGCATTGCCTTGATCTCGGGGCTCATGGCGTCATCGTAGATCCCGCCGCGCCTTGCCTCTAGTCGGGGCTCCCTCTCTGGCGCGATCTGCTGACGGAGTTCGACATGGCATGTCCCTACCGTCACAGACGCGACCTGCATCCCAGCGCCGGACACCCAGGACAACACCGCGCAGACCTGTGCGGCGTCACCGGTAAGCTCCATAGCCACCGTATGGTCCTCTGTCGTCTTGCTCACAGTTCGCCTGCTCAAGTTCTCGTTCCTCTTGTAGCACCCATTCCGCGGTACCTGGAAGGATTTTCTTTGCTTCTGGCCGGAACCGGTGATGGTAGCTGTGCCGGTGGGCGTAGAGACCAGCATCGGATGCATGGTTCGGCGTGGTCGGGTCTTCGACCATCTTCCCAGTGGCCGACACGAGGATTGACCAGTGATGCACGAGCCACTCGCCGAGTAGCACACCGCCCTCGCGGACCTTGATTCTTCCGTTCAAGATGTCGGTGTTGAGCATCTGTACTGCGCCGTATTTGTTTGACTTTTCCGCCTCTATGACAGGCAGCTTGTACCGGTCAACCCAGGTCTTCGACCACCCCTTGACAGCCGGTTTCCCCCCGCCTCCCGCATCCGCCACCGTGATAGAGATGACCACGCTTTCGCGGACCTCGATCATGTAGGAGCCCATCTGATCGTAGTCGAGGCCGGACCTCGAGAACGATGCCACCTCGTACAGAACTGGATCCTTGAGGGACCATGCCCACAGCACGAACGCGTATGGGTCGCGGGTTCCTAGGTCATTGCCGAACGCACAGAAGTACTGCCGACCCTCCGTGAACCCAGGCAGGTCGCGCATCGCCGCTTCGATGTCCGGGAAGCCATCCGGGCGGGTCCGGGCTGGCGCGTAGCAGAGCTCGTGCAGCGGCACCTTGTGCGCGGCATACACGTGGTTGCTGTCCTCGTGGACCCACTCCCCGAACCCCTCGCGAAGCATCGTGGGGGAGTCGAGCGGGGCGACATCTGATCCGCCAAGCAACTCCTGTAGGTCGAGCATCCCGCGCACGTGGCGCGCGCCCATGATTTCCGCCGACAGTTCGCCCTCGAGATGCGGTCCGCTGATCACCTCCTCTACGCCAGCTATCACGTACCAATCACCGTTCTTCAACATGGCCCGACCGAAGAACGGGTTTGCCATGAGGTTCCAGTGATGCACGGACCAATTCTTGAGCCGCGCCTTGAGCGTCGGTTGAGTTACCTTCCAGAACAATCCGCTCATGTTGCGTACCGGCGTTCCGGTAAGCCGCAACCGACCGCGGTAGTCGAGCAGCGTGGGCATCAGGACGTCGCGGATGGTGTCCTCGAGCTTCGTCGGAATCTTCTGCGCTTCGTCCCACCACACTTTGTGATATGGCAGACCGAGCGCGCGGGAAACACCTGACTCATCATCGGCGCCCATCAGGTAGATCCAACTGTCCAGATCAGGAAAGTGGATCGTGAGTTCGGTCTCGTTCGGGATCGCGTTCAGCTTGTGCCGCTCAACGAGCGACTTCATCCCGTCGCCGCGCGCTCCGATCCACGCGAGCTTGCGCGCCTCCGCCCGCGTGCTGTTCAAATACAAAAAACGTCCGTGCTTCGTCCGCATAGCATCGCGGACGAAATCCCGGTTGCCGCCGCGGGTCTTACCAGCTCGACGTCCGCAGACAGCTGCCGTTAACCGAGCCGAGTCCTCATAGAACGCGCGTTGTTCGGGGAACCACTCCACGGTGAAGTCGTCCGATACTTTGCCCCGTTCCTGACGCAGCTTGCGCTCGGCTAGAAGTCGTGCCGCCCGGTCGCGATCGATCGGCATGCCCTTTCAGTTTTCCGCGAGACTCGCGCTGTCCACATCGATGATGTCGACCTTTTTGCCCTGCAGGCGAAGCGCGATGTTCGCTGAATCCCCACACATCACGATGCGGAGCAAGCACTGGTCACATGTCGCCTTCTGGATGTTCGTTGGGTCGCGATGCCAGGCGTCCTGTTTGAGTGCATGCCCGCGCGAACCACAGAACGTGCGCCCGTCGTACATCTCGACGTGGATCGCACCGAGCGTGCGGATGTCTTCATCGTTCGGAGGTGACTCGGATGACACGGTCATCACTCGTCTCCGCGACCGGAACCGGGCTTGCGTTCTGGGACGTCGTTGGCTGGTCCAGGGACCATTGCCCTGCAAAGCACTTCGATGGCCTTGTGCAGCGCAGCCTTGGCCTCGGCGTGCGCGTTCTGAGCCTCGAGAGCCATACGGCTTGCCTCGCTCAACGCTAGGTACGCTACCACCTCCGGTCCAGAAAGAGTCACCGTCGGGTCACGGTCCATACCGCGGAACTTGTCGATGGAGTCCAGCCGAATCGAATGATCCACAGCATAGTCGACCTCCTTCAGTGCCTTCGCGAAGGAGCTCCCCATCTCGCGAACCGCGGCGGTCTGCTGCATATGGGCGTCCGAGAGTTGAGCCTCGAGTTCCGCATCGAGCGGAACCCCACGCGCCGCCTCGATCAGGCTTGCGGTGTGCGCGTCTCGCTTGGGTAGGCTGGTCATTCTCTCAACCTCAGCCGTGTTGTCGCTCATTTCTCCCGACCCTTCCCGAACGTGGTCCCAGGGAGAACGCCTGGGATCCCGGGTCGCCCCTTGACCGGGAGGCTCGCGGTGAAGGCCTCTGGTGTTTCCGCGGGATCCGACGACATCTCGGGGTCAGCGTTGCCAGGCATCACCTTGGCAGCGGCGATCTGTTCCTTGGCCTCGGGGGTACGCTTGGCCACCGTGCGCGTGGCGTAGTCCGGCTTGTCGCTCATCGCCCGTACCCCGGGAGCTTGCTGGGCGCGCCAGGATGAGCCGGCGTAGGTCGCTCGGCGTCCTTGCAGGCCTCGGACTCGGGCGCGGCGTTCTTACCCCGGTTCATGCCGGTCCCGCTGGTCCAGTTCGCGGGCATGTCTCGGGCGGTCGAGATCTGATCTTGAGCGTCTTGCGTTCGCTTGGGCATGTTCACTCCTGGGTTTCGTACTTCGCGCAGTATACCGGGTAGCACCGGGCGCAGTGGTAGAACATCGTCTCGATGCCATCCTCGACACGAGATGGTCTCGCGTCCGCCTGGTAGGGGCAACCTGACTTGGTCGGACCGATGCATTTTCCGCTTGGGTTCAGGTTGAGCACTTCGGATGCCTGGCGAGCAATGGATTTGGTCGGTATGACATCTCCTGGATCACCGACTTCGGGTAGCACTCGCGCAGCACCTCGTCGTTCCACCCGGAACTGGACGTAGTCTCCAGCGCCATGATTCGTAGGTACGCCCTGCGCCAGCGCTGCAAGGCTCGCGGATTTGACCACGGCGGTGGAAGACCTAACTCGGAGAGTTGCTCACACCGTTCGATGGCTCGCTTCGCGTTCACCATTCGCAGTCCTCCGCGTCGAGGGGCATCATGACCTGGTTTTGTTTGTGCTCGACGTTGGCCGCCGAGCTCGCCGCGACCTTGGCACGGAGCTCAGCGGACCAGTGCGCGCTGACCGCGGCGCGCTGGATGTCAGACATGATCAGGCGACACGCCCTTGGCCCTCCGGTCTCGGCTCGGTTGCGCTGATCCCAGGACAACAGGTTGCGCAACGTCTGGCCGTCGTACTCGACGTCCAGCGGGCCGGTGACCGCTGGTGACAGCGGGTCACGAATTGTGACCGAACCATCCGGAATCTCCGGTTGGTTCATCTTCACGTCGCCTGCCTCGGTCCAATCGGTTTCCAGGATAAGGTTCCCTCCCTCGGAGTGGATTCTGAGCACCCTGCTATGGGTCGTTGGATGTAGCGGTCGGTAGCCAACGCGCTTCGTGGGGCAGTAGTGGTTCGTCATGTCGTGTCCAAGCCACCAACGGATCTCGCACTTCGGGCACTCCAGCATCTCACAGAGGTACCCGCTTGGAGCGAGAGCGTCCGGTACCAGCTTGACCCTACCGAATTGCGTACCTAGCGTGCATGGCTCGGAAACATCGAACCCGCTCACCACGAAGACGAGGTTGTCCGGTAGCCTGAGGTTGCGCTCACAGTACGACGTCGTCCAGTCCTCTATCTTCTCGAACAATTGTTTTAGGGTGTCCCTCACTTCTTCCCCCCTTGCGGCTTCGCTTCGCCGCGCATGAAAATCTGCGCGATGTTCGCCTCGGGAACGATCGCGTCGTAGTGATCGGTCGGGACGATCCGGTGCTCCAGGATGACGCTCCCAGGGCGTTCGCCCCTCGACGGATCTCCCATGCGCGCGGTGATCTTTCCGGCCGTTGCCGAGCTCGCTGGGTTTCCCTTATCCCAGTACTGCTGTGGGATCCCGCCAATGTCGACCAGCTCCTTGAACTTCACGCGGTAGATTTCGCTCACTGGATGGTGATCCTCTGCCCATCATGCGGGCTCACGAGGGACGATACCTTGTCGAGGTCCCGGACGCGCATTCCGACGTCGGCGAAGCGGATCAGTAGCATCTCCTCGGAGTCGACGGGAAACACGATTTGCCCCTTCGACTGTCGGAAGAAGATGATCACGTCACCGACGTTCACCGGCATCGAGATGAGAATCCCGTTAGCGTTGTGCCAACCCTCGCTTGCAGCTGCCACTTCAGCGCGCTGCCAAGGCGTGTTGTCGATCGCCATCTCGGGGATGATCAGTCCACCTCGAGTCTTGTTTCCCGTGGCTAGGACGCGCACGAGCAGAAGGTCTCCAAAGAGTTCGTAATTCATTTTCCTGGGGTTCCTGGGGTGAGAAATTCGGTGAGCGGAACGTGGACGCTGGCGCGGTACCGACCGCGCATGGACTCAGAGGACGGACCGGTGCTTGTGCAGATCACAGCCTTCGACCGGTCCACGTTGATGCGCTTGAGGAGCTCGGCCGCAACGCCCTGGCCTCGCAGCGGACGGCCATCGGAATCGTGGTCACGACAGTACAGCCAGTGAACCAGCGGAACCGCGGGTCCCTCAGCGTAGAGCACGTAGCCCACGATGTAGTCGTGATCGAAGTCCTTGACGCAGAGCAGCGCGCGGGTGTCAGGACGGTCAAGCACAGCGTCGATGACGTGGCCGATCTGGCGCCCCGTTCGCATCGTGCCGTGCCGCTGGCTGGCGTGCATCCCGAGCATCGATCGCGCCCAGGTCGAGGCGATGTATGGCTGGTCCGTTAGACGAGGGCCCCGGATCATCGCAGCACCGCATCAACCTTGATCTGATGCTTGACCTTCTTGACCGCCTCGAGTAGCGCCGTCGCAATCCGGATTGCATCATCGGTTGACAGGTACTCAACATGAAAGTCACGGCCGCCATCCGATCTCCGGGCTTCACGATCTCCTAGCGAGAACATGATGGGTGTGAGTTCGTCCATCGGCACCTCGCAGTACACGCGAACCCACCAGAGCGGCTCACGATCAACGGTGTCGTAGGCGCTCATCGCATCACCCGGCGAAGCTCCGCCGCTTCTGGGCTGGGGTCTGCCCACAGAGCTTCCCGTTGCTCTGGCGTGAGGTTGGCTGCGACCCGTACGGCCGTCGCATGACGCTGAAACGCCTCGGACAGCGACCGAACCGTGAACCCGGAACCATCCCAGCGATCAGCGCGAAACGGCGTCCAGCGCTCGGGCCGGGTAGCTCCCATGTGGATCGCCAACTCGCACCACTCGGACCCGGTTTCGGGTAACAGTTTCGCTACCGTCACGTTAAGAGGGAGTAGGCTCATGGTCGTAGCCTCCAGATCCCATCCACGAACTCCCGGCACTGGCAGGGGACCGCGCGCTCCTTTGCAGCCCAGCACGCCTTCTCGGTAGCTGTGGGACCGACCGCGCACATGGCCAGCACGAACCCATCGATCGGTATTCCCACCTGACAGTCCCAGGCATCCTGTGCTCCGGGGCTGTGCTTGCGGATGTAGCCCCACGGATCGGGATGCCATTGCGGATCGGTAGCTGGTCGCGTTGGTGGCTTACGAGTCCTTGATACCCTGAACACCGAAGTCGGGGCGCTGGTCTCGCGCTTCTCGCGTTGCTCTCGCAGCGCCAAGAACCGAGCCGCGCTCTCGTCGGATGTGCTCACTTCGGGATCCCCTCGAGCAACGCCATGCGCTGCGCCGTCTCATCTGTGGTTGTCGCAGTGGACCGGTTGACCTCGGCCTCAGCGAGAGTCTCGCTAGGTTGCAGCAGCATCGTGGTTCGCTTCGTCACGGTGCCCTTGTCGAGCTCCGCTAC